GTGTTCCTTTAAGAGTTCTTTAAGTCTACTGATTCCAGTGGCCATTCTATAATAATGCGTTGTGTTCTTTCACCCTTCATGTTAAGGGTTCCTTGTTCAAGACTCGTCCAAAGTCCCATACGTTCTCCTAATTTCACGTAGTTGCTCAAAGTCTTTCTGCTTAGTTCCTCCGTCATATGCCCAAGCATATCCCTCCGTAATCATTTGTTCGTTAAGCGACAGGTCTGAATCCCCGATATAAAGCCACCCAAGAAGACGACCATATTTACCGACCCCACCAACAAGTTCAGTCCTAACAGTAAGCTCATCGTCACCGTCAATAGCACCTTCGAGCTTGTTTTTAAGCCATTCAGTTGCGTCAATACCAAGAGCCTTCTCCTCCAAATTCCTTGTACGTTTTTCAGGGGTGTCAACACCAGCAATCCGAACTCGTTCAGATTTTGCTAGATCAAACCCAAGATCTATTATAACATCTATTGTGTCACCGTCAAGTACCTTAGTGATTGCTGTAACTCTAAAGTTATAGCAACTCTTCCTACTCGGTGGAACCATCGCTCCCATTTTCGTACTCCATATCAGCTAGTGCATTATTTATCATCTCATCTATTGGAGTACGATTTAGTTGTGCTTCATGATCTCTAACCTTCTGTATCCATTCACCTGTAGGAAAATCATGTCCCATATGTGCTTGTGCTGGTGGTGTTATCGGTGCCGTGCACATCGTTAGAGTGAACGGTATTATCATTAGGATACCACGTATCATATTTAAAAATCCAGTATATACTTATTCCTACTGCGACCAGTAGGATTGCGATCATTATATTTATTGACCAAACTACTTCACTCATGTACCTCTCCTATTTGAAGACCGTAATCAATATCAGGTGGAACTATTAGAACATAACCTATACCCATATTAAATACTCTCTTCATTTCTTCTTCAGGTATCTCACCAGCAAGCATGATCTTACTAAAGACATCTGGAAGTTTCCATGAGTTCCAATCAATATGTGCTTTCAATCCTTCAGGCATGATCCTATTAGTATTCTCTTCCAGTCCACCACCTGTGATGTGTGCCATACCTACGATAGGATACTCATCTAACAATTCATCTACTTGTTTTGCATAGATTGTAGTAGGTGTAAGTAACTCAGGCATATCTCTTAACTTTATCTTCTGTCTCCATATAAGTTCATGGATCATACTATACCCATTACTATGCACTCCACTACTAGGTAATCCAATGATCTTATCACCTCTCTTAATATTACTACCATCTATTACCTCAGACTTCTCTACAATACCAGTACAAAACCCTGCTAGATCAAGATCATCATCATATGTTGGTGGAGGTGCAGGTCTAGGATGTTCAGCAGTCTCACCTCCAATGAGTTCCATACCTGCTAGCTCACATCCTTTGAGCACACCTTCCATAATCTCATCTATGATAGGAGATATCTTACCAGTAGAAATATAATCTAAGAAGTATAAAGGTTTAGCACCACATGTAATCACATCGTTGACACACATGGCAACGAGATCAATTCCTATAGTATTAAATTCTCTATTGATCCTTGCGATATTAATTTTAGTTCCGACACCATCAGCACCAGATACTAAAACAGGCTCCTTGTATCCACAAGGAACCTCAAACATACCACTGAAACCACCAATAGCAGGTGCTTTTTCTTTCAATCTCTCGACAAAAGCATTACCTGCATCAATATCAACTTTATACTTCATACTATTCTACATGGATAACTCCCTTCATACCTGCACCAGCATGAGGATCACACTGGAAATTATAGTCCCCTACCTCTGCAAATGTCAAGTCAAAGCTATCACCAGCAGCAAATGCTAGGTCTGCATGTGATAGTTCTGGGTGTCCATCTACCATCACATTGTGAGGGGGAAGAGCACCGTTAGTGAAGGTGACAGTATCACCCGCACTAATAGTAATCTCATTAGGTTCAAAGACTAGATTGCCTCCCGAACCCATGGTAATGTCAGCAGCATAAGCCATACTAGGTCCCATTACGATACCAATTAGTATGAATAGCAACCACCATCCTTGTAGGAGGTACTTAAAACGGAATACATTTTCTTGTTTCATAACATTGAACCCTGAGAATGTAACCAATCTAAACCAGATTCGTTTGTACATCTATCCAAATAAGAAGGATGCTCCCTTAGGTAGGGAACATCCTCTTTGGCGTGTTCTATAGCACTATATGCATCTGATGCATACTCGCAAATTTCGTAAGTGTGCTGCTGGTTATCGTGATAACCTACAGTGTAGTGAGAAAGGGGCATGATTGTTTCAATCCACATTCTTATAATGACAATATTTATTATAGCACATAGGTAAAAGTACGCAACTAAGTGTGGACTCAAACACTATGTCAGGGTGTCACTATACCCCTTTTGTTTCTTCGATTGCCTCTTTAATTACAGTCTTCAACTGTCTCAATTTCTTCTTACCTAGACCAGCACGTGTGTCTATCTTTACCTTCAACCAATACACAAAGGCAAGTACCAGTATGAACTGAATACCTTCTCCCCATGACAGGTTCCATGCCTCGTTCAGGTCAAGAGATGCTGCTGCTAATAAGTTAATCATAATAGTATTGCTCCGATAACAAATCCCTTAGCAAAAGCTATACAAGTTACTTGATAGTCAGTCCACCCAAACTTGTCTTGAGCTTTCTTAATAATTTTCTTGTCCCACTCGACAACCTTGTCGAATGCACACTTAATCTTTTTCATTTAAACTGTCCAGAAATTGTCTGCGTTGTGCCCATGTGACACCACTAGTGGAACCTAAACAGGGATTGATACAACGTTCACTATTTATATCGTTGCATAATAATCCAGCAAGATCATGGGGACATCCTTCTTTACCCGTAGCCCAATACAACTGACCATCTAACCAACGTGACTCACATACTGGACAGATTTTAATCATGGTATCTCCATAAACATTGACCGACACCTACCTTCTCAGAGTATGCTGTTACATTATCCTCTGGTCTATGATAGGACCTCAACATTATATTACCTGCTACAATCAACCTGTCAATACCTTTCTCTTCCACTGGATCAACTGCATGTAGTCTCCATGGTGGGAAGGCAAAGATGTCTCCACTCTCTTGGTGTGAATGATATATTTTATTATCGTTATCATCTATGAAGTGGAAGCACTTCTGTTTAGTTCCGTCAATGATATGTGTAAAGGATATGATCTCATTGCTAGTGAAGTGTGCATGTAGAGGGTGGCTATCAGTGTCTGAGTTATACATCTGACACCACAGACTGAAATCATACTGAGATCTCTTGAACATACCTAAGTCCTTCATCATATCTTTGATGATGCCAGAGTAGTATGGTATCAATAGATCAGAAAACTTATCACCAGAATGAAAGGAAGAATAGAATCTCCTCTTATCCTGATGATCTTCCTCTATTGCATCTTTGATGTCCTTCTTCCAAACCGAAGGCATATTATAATTGGACTTCCAAATCAACATAAAAATCTATAGGGGTAAAAAATTACCCAAATTTTTTTTCCGACTTTCTGGTAACCGAGTATCAAATTTCACACTGCAAGTTCTGATCTGTATAGATCTTTAGCTTGCTACAAATCCTCTCGTACCTTACGTTCATGTCTGTATTATCTTTTGCGAATGACTTATAGTATTCACATGCCTTAAGCATCAACTCCATGTCTTCGCACTTAAACTGGTAACTCATCTATCCTTGCCAAATCATATCAGGCATTGCCTGTGGTGCTTGTCTACCTACTGTAAACATTAACAGTATGTATCCTACAAACCATATTATATTGAACAACCATGCTTGTCGCCACAAATATTTGCGAATGCCCATAGCACGATTGATCATCCTCTCATCTTCATAAGTCATTGGCTCTGACGTTGCCAGTCTTCTTATGATCTGTTCTATGATCACTGCAATGATTGTTGCTACCACTAGTGGATAGAATACAAAGT